CTTGCCGGTATGATCAGCACAAACAAATTCCTGATAGCTTCCGACGACGGAGGTATCCGTATCCAGGGAGCAACGCAGCAGTGGTCCGATGAGGATGGTACAATCCGGATGCAGGCCGGCCGGGATGCAAATGGAGATTTCACCTTCTCCCTGTTTGATAAGACCGGAAAAGGCATCCTGATCGATGCAACAGGTGTTAAGCCTGATGCGATAGCAGATGGGCTGATCGTCAATAAGATGGTGTCTGATTCGGCCAACATAGCAGCATCTAAACTTGATATAAACAGCCTGTTTACAGAAATCAATAACAGCTCCAAGGTAATCAAGAGTAACCGTATCTGGCTGGATGATTCTAACCAAAGTCTTAATCAGGCATACACTAAGATGAGCCAGAATATCATCCGGATTGGAGACACTGCAAGTTCTGCATCAGATAGTGCATCAGCGGCAACAGATGCGGCTAAGAAGGCCCTGGAAACATTATCTGGTATCTCAACACTGGATGCTATTGGTGCATCGCTCAATAATGACGCTCATGTGGTCCATACCTACGCAGATGGAACCGGAGGGGATTACAGTTCCTGTTACACTGTCTTTTCAGTGTTCCTGGGTGATACAGATGTATCTGATCATATTGATGAGATCAAGGCTACTACATCTCCCGGCATAGCCGGAACATGGGATCCGAATCTCAGAAAGTATCAGGTTACTGCAATGTCCACTGACAGCGGATATGTTGATATATCGGCACTGTACGGACTGGAAAGTAAAGTACTTCTGGTAGGCGGTAAAGGCTTGATTATTAGTGGCAAAACGATGGTAGTGAAGTCCGTGGGCTCATGGATCACAAAGCGTTTTTCTGTATCCAAAGCTAAGGACGGTAAGATTGGCCTGAGTTATGACCTGAGAGCTAGTACACAGATTATTAAGAAACTGAAAGATGATAAAACACTGGAACCAGCAAATGTGACGTTCTCAGCTTTTAAAAATGACAATGGTATGGTGAGCAGTTATTCCGGAAAGTTCCAGATCGAAGAGTCAACGGATTCCGGGAAGACCTACAATATCAAATATGGATCCACATCTCCGGAGCTGATGAAGGTATATACTCCATCTGGCCCGGATGTAAATATCATCAAATGCTCTCTGTATGATGAATCTGGTGTGCAGCTCCTGGATACGCAGACGGTATCGATCATATCAGATGCTGCAGGTCTTGCAAAAGATATAGCCGCAGCAGACAAGAAGGCACAGGAAGCTAAGAGCGCAATTGAAACGACATCTCAGGAGGTGGCTAATATCCAGAGCAGTATCAAAGGGTTTGAAACAGAACTATCTCAAACCATAACTGATCTGCATGGTGTTACAGATGGAACACTCCTATACAATGCGAAGTATCAGGACAATGGCGACGGAACTACTACGATATCAGCGGTTCTATATAAAGCTGGCAAGGATGTTACAAAAGAATATCCGGCTGCATGGTTTGCCTGGAGCAGACGCACAGAGAGCGGCGAAGTGTTCCTACAGTATGGCTATTCAGTAACAGTAAATAACAATGATTATATGTTCGGTGGAGTAGTTATCGGACAATTCACAAGATATATACATATGGCTCTTGTCGTTGGTGGCAAGCTTCTGGTAGTTGGAAGTAAGGCTATATGCTTACAAGTAGATGCGTAAGGTGCCCGATCAGGGCACCAGAAAGGAGATAATATGGCATTACCGCAGGACGGCCAGAACGCAAATGCCTTGGCCACAGTAAAAGAAGTACCAACAGGAAAGAAATTGATATTTGTAGACCCAACCACAAATGAGGGTGGTGTTATCACACTTGAGGATTTGACCACCCAGATACTCAAAAATTTGACATCGCAAACATTTGCATTAGATCAGGGAACCAAGACACTTCCAGCCGCACTTAATGAATTAAATAGTAACCGGTTTTCAATCTGTGAAAAAAATGTATCCGACTTAGATAATCCACCAGCTGCATTTATTTTAAATACGGGTATAAATCCTAAAGGGCTTCCTGAATTGGACAGCAATGGGTGTTGCGTTATACAACATAACCCTGGTAATGAAATATATACTGCACAATTGGCTTTTTCGTTCGGCTGCGAAAAAATAGCAATAAGGACGAAAAAGACTGATTCTTGGAGTGCTTGGAAATACTTTTCAGCTCAATAAAATAGTAAGCCTCTTTTTTCAAATATTAGCGATATTACTATTGAGGTTTCAAACACCGACGATGATCCAGTAGAACTGGCTTTTCCAATAGATACAGAATTTTTATATGTTTCATATGGTATAAAAAATAACGTTCAGTCGTATGGCGGCGCTACCTTAATTATAGATGTTAAAGAAGTGAAGCCATGTTTTGTTCCGGTATATACGGACGCTAATGTAGAAGGCTACTTGTATCTGTATCCTAATCCAGAAACGCATAAACTGAAAATTTACGGAATTAATCTTCAAGCTGCTATGCTTGTAAAAGTAAAAGGTAGATAAAATAGTAACCGTCTTTCCAGTTATGCAAGTGCCGCCTTCGACAAGATTCCCGACGGCAACGAAATTGCTTTTTTCCGTGCTGGTGAAAACGCAATTGTAGTAAACGAAAACCTTACTATACCTCCGTGGGCATTCTGCATCTACATTCCATTCGGACGGGATGCTGGATTGATAGTTGTTGGAATTGGTAAAGTAATAGCAGCCTACCGGATGAACAGCACTTGGACATATCGTTACGACATAAAATAGTAACCGTGCTTTTGTCCGATTGTTTGACAACGGAAGTAAATCTGATGCGGTAATTTTTACATTAAAACCGTCTTTTATTTATCAAGACATCATATTTTGTGGTTCGCTAAGTTCTTTTGGTACAATCAGCCTAATGAATGGAAACGCTCCGAAAATATATACGAATGGGAAAAACGACGGCATTCTTAAAGTGAAATCTGCTGCAAAAACTTCTATAACATTGGAAATTACTGGATACAGCAGAGTTAGTTTTTTTAGCTATTGGGATTTTAGTGTATCAGCTTAATAAAATAGTAAGCTCTTGACATGCGAAATACATGGCGTAGATATCGATGATTATCTAAGCAAGCTTGGGTGTACCAGTTATGGTTTGTTATATTTTTCCTACGATAATAAAAACGCTCCTGTTATTGACGGAATTGAGTGGAAATTTTTTTCGTTGATAATAATACGTAACCGTATCATTGCTTTTTCTCCAGCTAGCGCCCCTAATGCTATAATAACCAGGCAGTTTGTTAATACCGCTTGGACTAACTGGATTTCAATAAAATAGTAAGCCCTTTCTGAGGTACGAAAAAGCATTTGGCGAATCGCTTACTATCAAAAATGTACGTGCTGCCACTCATGGATTAATCATAATCGAGAAAGCGATGGTTGTTTTCTACCTCGGAGGTTCTATCAATATTGGTTATACCGTGACCACATCAGCACTTCCGGACGGTATCACTGTCAGCAATTCGGATAGGACCGTAACAATAAAATCGACAAAAACTCAGATGATCACATGCTTTTATGCTTTTTTATAATTTTCCTCTTCCCATTTAATTGGTTTGTGAACAGCGCACTTCTTATGGCAAAATAAAGGTAAAATAAAGTTAGGAGGTGCACTTTTTTGACAAAAATCGAAATGATACAATCGAGAATAGTGGAGAGGATGCAGGATATACTCACAAACGAACAACTACAACATCTGGAGAACGTTCTGGCGATAGAATTTCATGGAGTTGAGGTTAGAGAAGAGTGTACGCAGCTGGTTACTTCAGAAATTCACTGGCAGAAGATACTTCGGACATTCATTGCATCGAAACGAATTGAGAACTGCAGTCAGGGAACTCTTGAGCGTTACAATGACTGTGTGACAAAGTTGGTCACCGCGCTGAATAAGCGGCTGCAGGACATCACTACGAATGACATTCGCTATTATCTGGCAATGTATCAAGAACAACGGAAGATTTCAATGAGCTACATGGATACAATCAGACGGTATCTAAGCAGCTTCTTCGCCTGGATATCGGATGAGGGCTATATTAGCCGGAATCCTATGCGGCGATTGCGAAAAATAAAAGTACCACGGACAATCAAGAAGCCTTTCACACAGGCCGAAATGGAGCATCTGCGCTGTAACGCAGAGTGCCAGCGAGATATAGCTATTATGGCATTCCTGTACAGCACGGCGGCCAGAATCGGCGAAGTTGTACGGCTTAATTGGAAAGATATAGACTGGGGGAACAAAGAGATAATCGTATATGGCGAAAAAGGCAAAAAAGAACGGAGAGTATACCTGACAGATGATTGTGCATATCACCTGCATAAATATCTCTTGTCCAGAGATGACACAAACCCGGCGTTATTTGTGTCGAATAAGCGTCCGCACACGCGTCTGGGAAAGCAGGCTATTCAGTCAATGCTTCGCACACTGGGCCAAAAGACGGAAATCCATGCTCATCCGCATAAATTCCGCAGAACTTTGCTCACGGACGCCGGGAACAGAGGAATTCCGTTGCAGGAAATTCAGCTGTACGCAGGTCATCAGAAGCCAGATACGACGATGATGTACGTGACAGTGAGTGAGGAAAATGTTCGGGCATCGTTCAGACGATACATAGCCTGATCTGTTCTACAAAATATGATTTTTTGAAGCTGGCAGAAATGGCAGCTTTTTTGCGATGCATGAAAATGTGCAAAGACAAGAGGGAAGACGAGAGAATGATTAGAGAGGCTGTTTTAGACAAAATGGGAAGAGGTGAATTTCTTTTTATATGATAATCTCGAACGAATCATTTTTGTACCGAAATGCAGTGACAGTCGGCTTAAAATAGTCAACATATACGCCAATGGCATCTCTTGATTCTGGAACGGACAATATGATCATATATGGGTGTCCTCCATTCGTTGCTGCCGCAAAGACGCTTGAGCCTTGTATCAGAATAGCTTCTTTCTCAGCGTTCATGGCACTGATAATATCGTCA